CGTCATTGTCCGTATCTTCGTACCCTTCAAGGTCCAAATCGACGTGGCACTCCAATAAAGTGCAGTCATAGTCAATTCCAGTGGATTTTGTGCCGTCAATGTAGTCAATTTCGTCCGAAACAGAGCTACTTTCGGGCTGAGAAGGCAAAACGGTGATGTCACGATAGAATCCGCTAACCTGTTGCTTGCGTAAATCGTTCAAAGACATGCGAACAGTGTGTGTAATGTTAGGACAAGTCTCTAAATCGTTGCTTTCATACGGCACAACAAGGTGTTCTGCTGGGATAAACTTGGAAACCGGCCTGCCCAGCGCGTCATCAAAGTAGACTTTTTTAAAAGTAGACCCTGCCAACGGTAAATAAAACAGCATCTGGTCAAATTCCGGGGTGTATTCCTCCATCACATTGGTGATGTAGTAGTTCATAAACCCTTGAACACGCGAAGCCTGCTCTGTTTTCGCTCTAGTCTGTGTTCCGAGGACCGTGGTGCGTACAGGACCGTCCGCTGGTAGCAGTTCGTTGAACGCCTGCGCTTGAAACTGAACCGCTGCTTCTGCCAAAAGCGGATGTGTTACACCGGTTGCGCCACGAAAAGGCTCTGTTCGCTCTTCGTAGTTAAAGCCGAGCAGTTCAAGGCCCTTGGAGTACGCATCTTCCCAATCCTGTCGGGATGCTTTGTTGGATCGATACTGGTC